AGCTTGCTGTAATCGTTGCAGGTGGCGATGACGAACACCTCAGAGGTGTGATCATTCAGCCAGGTTAGGAAAGTGCCTCCTACCCTTTGGGTCGTGCCACCATCTGTGGAGCCGCCGCCGACCCCAGCCAAGCCCTTCTCGATTTCATCCAGGAAAAGGATGCAGGGCGCCATGGCGTCCACTACCTTGAGGGCGTCCCGCATCTTGGCCTCGCTTTCCCCCACCAGGGAACCGAAGACCTTACCCAGGTTCAGAGAGAGGCAGGGCCAGCCCACCTGATTTCCCAGGGCCTTGGCAAAGTGGCTCTTGCCAGTGCCGGGGACCCCCAGGAGCAATATGCCTCGGAAAGGCAACCCGGGGCGCCGGCTCTTGAACCGGTTGAGCGTCCAATCCTTCAGGTTCTCCAGGCCGCCCAGGGTTTCAAAGGTTTCCTTGAATTGACTGAACTCCAGGGCCGCCGACTTCTTGACCATCTGGGCCTTTAGCTCGGTGATGGTCTTGGGGTCGAAGCATTTCTGCCGAACCAGGGCCAGGGCCAAGGCGTTCTCTGCTTCCTCCCAGGTAAGCCCCTGGGCCGCATCCAGAACCATGTCCTCGTCCTCAGCCTTGACTCCGGTGCTTTCCTCCAATCCGCCCAGGATACTTCTCAGCTCGTCCCGGGTGGGGAGGGGGAAGTCCAGGACCACCACTTCCCGCTCCAGTTCCTGGGGAAGTTCCGCATCCGGAGCGACCATGACCAGCGTGATCCCCTTGGCTTTGTAGGCGGGGAGGTTGTTCTGGATCGCCTGGATAACTCCCGGCTCCTTGATGGTGAAATGGAAGTTTCGCAGGAACCAGACCGCCTTTTCTTTCCCCCGGGCCGCAATTTGGGGGAGGTCGAAGGGGTCGGCCTCTTGCCATTCCGCCCCGTTGCCCAATTCCCGATAGCCCCTCACGATGTCCCATTGATAAGGGGTCCTGCCGTTGATCTTCTTGACCATGGAGCCGATGAACCGCTCCGGCTCATGCGTCCGTACCATAAGGACCGGGTAACCGGCCTTCAGATAATCTTGAATCATGAGTCACACCCAGGAATTAAAAAAGCCGCCCTAAGGCGGCTAAAAGTTTTGTTGGACGAACTAGTTAGTCCTGCTTATGTTTTGAAATTTTTAATCGCTTTCTTCTGGTCGGAATCCAATTCGTCTACGTTTCGACTCCGGCGGGGCCATAAGTTTACGGATAGCGTCAAAGACCACCTTAAATTGGACATCATACTTCTTTTCCAGGTTCTCCAACTTGCGCGCCAGTTCTGCATGGGAGGCCATCATCCGGCGTAGCCGGATAAAGGCCCGCATGATCTCGATGTTCACCTGGATGGCCCTGGGGCTGTTGAGAACGCTGGATAGCATAGCCACGCCTTGCTCCGTAAAGCCGTATGGAGGATAGCGCCGCCCGCCCCATTGACTTGAGGTCACAGATTGTGACCTCAAGTGGTCGAACTCCACCCGGCTCAGTTGAAACATAAAATCCGCCGGGAACCGCTCCTGGTGCCGCTTGACCGCCTGCACTAGGACCTTAGTTGTCACCCCGTAAAGCGCCGCCAGGTCGGCGTCCAAGATCACCTTCTCGCCCCGGATCAGCAAAATGGAGCGCTCGATCTGCTCCACCGGCACCAGGGATTCCTTATCATCCATAATCCACCCGGCTCAATATTATCCCTTTTCTCACTTGATTTCAATTCCTTCCCCCCTTTCCCGAGAGATTGGACGGATAACCGGCCTTCAGATAATCGGTGATCATCGCCTTGCCTCCAGAAAAGATGGTTTTACTTAAAGGTGGTCAAACAGGCTCGGCTCCCGCAGTTCCGGGACCGTCACTCTCAGGTTCTCCTCCAGCCATTCGGCCACCAGGCGCCGGTGACAGAATTTGCCCGGAGCCTCCCAACAAATGAGGATGGAATTTTCCCCCAGGTCCTCGTAAACCCTCCGGGGGTCCAGGTTGTCCAGGATCTTCTGATACTCTTCCCGGTAGGTGGCCTCGTCCATTTTCAGCATTTCGCGCCGGGGGGCCAGGGCCGGGTAGGTTCGCCCCCGGTACCACTGCGGGGACCGAAGGGCGATAGAAACGCTCCTGCTCCCAAAGCCGTCTTGTTGGCTGCATATTCTTGAGAAGTTACTGGTTTGCACCCCACCTCCTTTCGGGGCGTCCCGTCCTCGTGCCTTCCAGGACGCCCCGGGCTATGGGTTTAATCACATAAGCCCTACACGAGTTATTTGAATTGGTCCAAGAGTGTCCAGCCCACCTGGTCTTCGCCCAGGCGGTCGGAGATCATGCCGACCATCTCATCTTTGGTCATGCCCGGAAGATCAATAATGAGCTTGAGGCTTCTGGCTATCCGCCGCACCTTGGCCGCCGGGAGTCTCTTCAGTTCGCTGGTGGGTATCGTCGTTGCCTCCAGTTGGGGTATGAGTAAGGCACTCAAAGAGAGGCACGAATCCGCCAGACTCGCGCCCCGTCGTTCAGAGCCTCACTACAATTTTTGTTAAGGGTTATCAGCTCCACGCTTTGCTCGCCGGCCGCTTGAACATTGTCCGCCGTCATCAACCCCTTCCTTCCTGGAGTTTCCGTCGCTCCTCCACCTCCAGGCCGCTTGCGCTCAGGATTGATTCAGGTTTCCGCTGTCCCGCCCATCTCCGGGTCCTCTCTGCGCTTGGTATAAGGAGACCAAAAACCAGGGTATCTTTTAGGAGGGTCCCTACCTCCAGGATTCGTCTCGGCCAATCCATAAGTCCGTGAGCTTCTTGGTTTCCTGCCAGAGTGCTCAGTCCTCAGCAGTTTTCCGGTCCTGCTAACCTACCCGCCTTTTCTAGTTTGACCCTTGAGCCAGGGAGGCCTCGCTCGCCCTCCGGGTATCCCAGTTTCGGGAATCCATTGCGCCTTGAGCTGCGCCTCATTTGCAATTTCGCTTTTCCCGTAGGATTGCCAGAGTTGCTATCCTCTTTCTGATTGTAACCAGCGCTGCCTTCTGTTTTGTGGGGGGTTCTATTGGGCTCCCGGACTCCCCCCAGGGAGCGCTGCTGGTTACGGCTTTTGTGCCTTTACTTTATTTTATAGTTGCGTTCTCCTCTATTACCATGATTTGTTGTCGTGTTTTATTTTAATCCTATTATAATACGCACCTATGTAAAGAAGTTTATTCTCACAATCGCAGGTTTAATTTCACAATCCTAAATAGTGTTTAGCATTGTAATTAACGTTACTTTAGATAAATGACAAACCTCACCGCTCCCAACTGTTATTTGGTTTTGTAGTGATATTAATTATTGGAAATCAATAACACTGCATTAATGTCTAAACAACATGCAGTGCCATATCGAACTCTTTATAAATCAACCCTTCTGAACTTGGCATCATGCACAGGTACTCCGAGAGCCAAGTTTGTTCTGATACCTGCCGCTTTTTGGAAATTGCATCATCGATCCGATAGTACCCGTCGGCATGGCGAGCCCGGCCCTGGCATTCCTCCCACAGGTCGCAAGTCTCGCAATCTCGGCCATCGCACCGCTCCAGCACATCAAGGATGCACCACTTGTAAAGCCGGTAGCCCCGGGCCGGGGCCTCTTCCACGACCGACTGCATGAGGCCATAGGTCTTGTGCATGGTGGAGTAGATATGCGTGCTGGCCCGGTGCCCCCGCTTACTCATGGGGATGGACAAGGCAGCCTCGTAAATCCGGGGGTCCATCTCATCAATCTCATCCAATTTAAGTTTCTGCGGGTGCGCCCCGCGCACGCTCTTAGATGAGGCCGTGAGAATCTGGATGTTCGACAGGTTGCCCAGGACCGTTCGCTGTGCCAGCATGTCGCCGCGCAGCAGGTATCGGAAATCCTCGGTCACCATGCCCCAGCCGTCTCCTTCTCCGGTAAGGTGTTCGTACATGCGCTTGCTCTGTTCCAGAGACCCGCCTAACACCTTGGTGGCACACCCGGTCTTAAACACGGTATCCAGCCAGGTGGCCAGGGCCCCCAGGAGGGTTTTGCCACCGCCGCGGTTGGCCCAGCAGACCGAGTCCTGGACCACCTCAAAGAAGCTGTCCACGATGTACTCGGCCGGCGGGGTATGTTCGGGGCAGACCTGGGCTCGGGGAACGCGTAACTTCCAAAAGGAGTCGATAAATTTCAGCAGCTCCTCGGCGCCATCGAACCCTTCGCTCCGGTAATGTTCCAGGAGGCCGCGTTTCAAGTCTCCCGGGTCAAGGTCGGCTAATTGGAGGTTCATAAGGCCCCGCCGCTATGCACCCAGTAGGCCAAAGTGCGCAAATGAGACAAAAAGAGGGGCTGGCTACACGCGCCACCTACGGGGAAAATACGGGCGATTCGGAAGGCGGTGTAATTGGGAAGGTAGGTTCGTGTTCGTTGAAATACGGGCTTTAAGCGAACCCGGCAAATATAGGAATGGTGAGAGTTTAGGCTTTTTGGGGCATTGTGGAGAATATTAGTGGGGAAAGTGGGATCTATAGCCCTCAAAATGGGAAATAGGCTTCCTATATGGTGGGCAAGTGGGGATAGCACGTTTTTGTTAAAATCATCGTCCATTTTTGTAAGTTTAATAAAATTCATGTCTCGTCTTTTTTTTCGCCATAATCATTGATCAATTTCACGAGGTCGAGAACAGCTTCTCTTATGGATTTCTCCCCATAGGGGATGTCGATGATCTTGAGCTGGTCCGCGACCTTTTCGATGAGACCGGCTCCCTGTAGGAATTTGATATACTTTTCCTTCAGGGCGATAATGTTCCTCATGCAGGCCACTTTCACGAACGGGTTGGTGGCCGTTCGATAGGCTCTCCATTCCATCCGGAGCGCCTGCTCGTAACTCCTGATTTCACGCCCCAGGACTTCCGCCTGATCCACCGCTTTGGAGAGGGCCCGGTCGAGGGCCTTACCGTCCTCTTTGTCACGTCGCACCTGTCGTTCTGAAATCCCGTATAGCTCTGAAATTTCTGATACTTTCAAGCCGCTATCGAAAAGGTCCTGGATCTCCCTTATGCGTTGCTGCCGGCGCCTCGAAATAGGCGGAATTTCCTTCGGGGAGTCGGGGGTGTCGGACAGTGTCATCGTCCGCCTTGCCAGCCAGCAAAGAAATATCGGAGACCATCCGGCCCGTGGTGCGCCCCCTTTCCGGGCTCATGCTTCTCGTACTGGCTCATCTCCACCAGCAGTTCCCGGGGACAGTTCCGGGAGAAGACCAGGCCACTCGATCCCTTAGTGCTCCTGGAATACTGAAGCCACCTCTTGACCGTTTCGTGGCCCCAATGCACCGATTGGCGAGGACCCAGGATGTCCACTCCAAAGGCCAGGGAATAGGCTCGGAGCATATCCGGGGCCGATGGATCCCCCCAGCCTCCCGTGAGCTGGCCATAGCCCCGGGCCTTATGAATCTCCAGGGCGATCTTGGCGTTCTCGTCCGGGGTCCTGAGCACCTGGTAGTGGGCAAAGAGGACGATCAACCGCTCCATCTTCCGGTCCGGCTGGATCCAGAGAGTGACGTTTGGGTTGCGGAAGCCCTTGTCGATCCCCAGAAAGAGGTCGCAGTTGGGGGCGTAGTAGGGGTCGGGTGTCATTTCTTCATATCCCCCGGCTTGATCCCGAACTGGTTCAGGAGCTGCCCTGCCGCCTCTTTCTTCAGGACGCTTTCGGCCAGGTGGTTTAGAGTGCCGTCCGGTAAGATGATCCCGTTACCCTTTAAAACATTCCAGCCCTCCATAACCTGACAGATGTCCACCTGCGCCAGTTCCGTCCACCCCTGGAAGTCCACCCGGGTTTTCTGCCAGAGGGCCTCCAGGTCCACCTTCTGGCCCGGGGGCAGGGAGTCCGGGAGCTGTCGCTTCACCTTGGGCCAGGCTGCGGCCATGGACATCAAGATGGGGTCCCGGACCATAAGGGCCACGCCCTGGTAATTCTCGGCGGCCCGGTGGATGAGGAGGGCATCATCCCAGCTCATGCTGCCTGCTCCGGACCCTTTGCCTTTTCCACCGTCATCATTTGCTCCAGGCCGATCCTGGCCAGTTCCAGGAGTTTCAGGAAAGCCGCGGCGCTATTTTTGATCACGCACTTCTTCTTGATCTTGACCACCATGTCGAAGAAGGCGTCATAGGTGTCCAGGTTTGCCAGGTAAACCGCGTCCGCGGAGAAGGCCACCGCCGTTTCCTTGAGGAGTTCGTCCAGGCTCTGGATCTCCTCAGGTAAGAACATGAAGTTGGCCAGCTTATATTGGAGGCGCTGTTCCGAGATGGCGGCGAATTTGATCCCCTCCAAGGCTTTGACGGTATCTGAATCCAGCCCGGCGTAGAGTTTGGCCTGAACGTTGCCAATGCTCTCCCATAACTCCTTCAGGATCACCAGGTCGTCCTGGCCGGCGATGGCGTTGTGGGAGAGCTGGATACCCAGCTTCTCGTCCGCCGTCTTCTCATCGGCCACCACCATCACCAGTAGCTGCTCTATCCCGGCCTGTCGGGCCGCCATGGTGCGATGGTTGCCGGAGAGGACCAAGAGCTTGCCGCCCTCCTCCCGGTAGCAGAGGGGCAGGGAGGAAAGGTTGCCGTCCTTACGCACGTTCTCCACCAGGGACTGAAATTGCTCGGCCTTCATATAGCGGGCGTTCTTATCCAGGAGCTTCAGCTCTCCCGGGTCCACCAGCTCCAGCCGGTAGGGGAACAGGCCGGCCAGCTTATCATTAAGGAGCTTTAGGATTTCTGATATTTCTTCAGCCATAGCGGAATGACCTCCTCCAACCCTCTGATTCCCAGGTCGGTTTCATAGACCAGTTTCCCGGGATCTCGCCGGGCCAGCTTAAAGAGCCCCCGGTATTTCATGGATACCGGCTTGTCGGTAAAAACCATCGTCCTGCAGGTAGGGAGTTCGTCCAGGAGATGCTCCTCCATCATCCGCCTGATCTCCTTGCTCTGAATCACCAGGAGGAGGAGTTTCGCCAGCCTCGAGTACCGGTTCGAGTCAACGACAAAATCCGCCAGGAGATAGACATCGCCTCTCCCCTGCATCCGGGCAAAGATCAGGAAGCCGAAGACCTTCCCATCCACAGCCACCGCAAAGGGAGCTTCTCCATCGGCTGGAATCCCCACACCTTTGGAAAGGTAAACGTCCCGGAAGTAATTGACGATGGCGTTGGTGGTGGGAGCGATGGTGAGCTTGGAGCCCGGGGTAATTTCGTCCTGATCGGAGAGCCTGGCAAAGGGTACAAACTGGGATCGCCGTTGCTGTTTCAACACGGCCAGGCGCAGGGCCGCCATGTTGGAATAGATGTAGACCGGCTTCATCCTGGCCTTGCGCACCACGGCCACCATGGGCAGGCCCGGGTACTGCCGGTCATCCAGGTAAAGGTAGTCACGCTCCATCATCTTCATAATGGTACGCTTCTTCCGCTCCTCGTCGATCATCTCGTAGCTGGGCTCGTCCCATGCGAAGATCTCTCCCAGGCGCTTGAACATCCGCTCATAGCCGCCGGCGTAAGTGGGCAGAAAGGCGATGACCACCCCGTCTTTCGGGAT